AATGCAAAATAACGATTCATTTTTTCTTTGTGTGTCATGGTATAATTAGATACGCCAAAGATGGAAGTCTTTAACTTCTCTCTTTCGAGCTTACTTGTGTTTAATGAGTAAGCTTTTTTTCTTTAGCATACTTTCCTCCTAAAATAAATAGACACTGAATCAGTGCCCTTTTTTTGTAGTCAAAACGTAGTTTTAAGCTACCAGAATGTTGATATATCAACATTCTTTCCTTATATAATGGAGATGAGGGGAATTAATATATACTTATACTATATTTTATAGTATTGTCTTATCAATATTTCCCGTCACTTTGTTATTATTATTTTTTTGCCTTTTTTATTTTTTGTTGGCTAAAAATTGGTAATAATTTGGTTACTTTTTAGCGATTGGTTTAGTTGTATTTTTCTTTATCATCTAAAATGGCTGGATACACTACATTCGAAAATCCATTAACACAAATAAATATAAATACAGTTATATTTGTTAATGCAATTACATTATACGTGCTTGTCATATGTATATTATACCCTCAATTACGTATAGAACAACAAATAAAAAAGCACTCAGTTAGTACAACCTACTAACCGAGTGCTTTTTGCGTCAATTGAATTGGTTACCATAAAATAATCTTGCACTTACTTGCTAGTACGTACCTGCCGTCTTTTTCTCCGCCTACTTCTAAGTAATCACCTTTTTTAGAAATTACTTTCCAAGACGATCCTGCTGGCAAATACTTAATTCCAGCACAATTAGGTGTTGTTTCATTTTGAGTGTAGGCGTCATCTGCAATGATTTTGCAAATAATTCCTTTTGCTTTTTGATTTACCGATAATGGATTAACCTTTGTCAATCCGTCAGCCTGAGAAAACCATTGCTCTCCGCCAGCATTTACCGCTCCATTTCGAGCTTTAAAGATCTTATAAGTTCCACCAGCTGGTTTTACAGCTCCAGCAATCGGTATGGTTAAATCCGAATCTTTGTAAAGTTGTGCTCCGTCTGGTCTAGTAACTTTAAATCGACCTAACTCAGTAACATTAATTTCTGGATGCCAACTCATATCTTCATCCCCTTCTACATTATTTTTATTATCACTATCAATTACTGCAATACTTGCGTCAGTATGCATCCCATTCCAGTTATCAGTAAATTGCCATAATGCCACACCTGATATAGCTGGAAAGTAATTCATATTAGCCGTACTTACTGCATTTGACGTTGGATATGACGCTACCCATAAGCTGTTCGGATAATGCGACAGTATAACGCTAGTATCGAGATTACTTTTTAAAAGATACGCCCCTGAGTAAAGCAAAGGCTTATATCCTGCACTAGCAATAACATCCATGGTAAGTAGTACAGCTTGTGTATTTTTACTTTTGCCACCATTGACATTGTTGTAGCTAGCTCCTGTTCCAGTTTCCCAGTCAGTAGCCAGATAACTCCCACCAGGTAATCCCATGATTTTGGCACTCTCTACAGCATATAAAGCCTGAGCTCGTGCACCGTTTAAATCATTTGAAAAGGTACAAAAAAAGTAGCCTGCACACTCCATTCCTAGTGACTTAGCACTAGCGATCTGTGCTGCCCCTTTCGGGTTTCGGTAAGCTACTCCTTCACTAACTTTAACGATTGCCATTGTCGCACCGCAGTTTTTATAAGTAGATAAGTCAGAGGGGTTATAGCTAGAAACATCAACAACATATGTATTCTTTTTCATAGCTAGCTCCTATCTATGTGGGTCTAGATCTTCCACCGTTGCACTAGTATCTTCTACTGGCTTTAAAGTATTCTCTGTCACAACTGGATTGCTAGCTTGTGGCACTACCACGGGACGATCTGCAGGCATTTGACTATCTTTTTTATCTTTAAGATCAATATAGCTTGCTTGCACTGCACCTTTAGCGAGTGTCGTAGATACTCCAGTTTCTTTAACCACTTTATCTACTGCGTCTTCAAATTTGGCTGTGCCTGCTTTATCAGCATATCTTGACTGATCAGCTACAGCCCACTTTGCGATTAGTCCTATATGTTTCATCTTTGTGGCTATATCGGGGTCATTTTTTTGTGCAAAATCATAATAGCTCGCAATTTTTTGAGCAATAAATAAAATTACTATGCTAACCCAAGGCAACCATTCAGTAACATTTTTTATATTAATCATTATCATTCTCCTTATCACTTAATAGGTAATTCGTTGATTTTGTTCATAATTTTTTTACACGTGCCATTGCCGCCCAGTGCTTTGTAAGGCTCATATAAGTGCTCCAAATTATTCATATCTTCAGTACTAATTTCACCTTGTCTAATAATTTCAGTTCCAACTGTATAAATCTTGTCGTGTAAAATCGCTAGCAAGGCTTCTTCTACTAAGT